GCAACGCGGCAGGAAATCAGCGGCATCGCTGGAAGTGGTTCGGGCGGAGGCGGTGCAAGCTGTGCGGCGTCCGGGGCCGCCGGCGGAACTGACGGACGAACAGGCGGAAGTCTGGCAGGGCGTGACGGAGGCGTTGCCGGCGGATTGGTTTGGCGCTGAGACCCTGCCGCTCCTGTCGCAGTATTGCCGGCACGTCATCGCGGCGCGGCGTGTGGCGCAGTTGATCGAGGCGACCGAGGGCGAACAGGATCTCGACCTTCAGCAGTACGACACGCTGTTGAAGATGCAGGAGCGGGAAGGCCGGGCGGTGTCGTCGCTGGCGACCCGGATGCGGATCACGCAGCAGGCGCTATCCAACCACCGGGGCAACCGCGAGAAGAAGGCGGTTGCGAAGCCTTGGGAGAGCTGACCCGCGCCAAGCGCAACATCGCTTGGATAGAACGCTTCTGTCGCATTCCCGAGGGGCGGGACGTGGGCGAGCCGGTGCGGTTGCGGGATTGGCAGAAGGCGGAAATCCGCAAGATCTACGACAACCCGGCCGGGACGCGGCGCGCGATCCTCAGCTTTGGCCGGAAGAACGGCAAGACCGCGCTGGCGGCGTTCCTGAACCTTCTGCACCTGTGCGGGCCGGAGGCGCGTTTGAATTCTCAGCTGTTCAGTGCCGCGAAATCGCGGGAGCAGGCGGCGGTTCTGTTCGCCCTCGCTGCGAAGATCGTCCGCATGTCGCCCGAATTGGGTGCTGTGGTTGGTATCCGCGATGCGGCAAAGCAGCTTTACTGCGAAGAACTCGGAACGCTGTACCGGGCGCTGTCGGCGGAAGCCTCGACGGCCTACGGCCTAAGCCCGGTGTTCATCGTGCACGACGAGCTGGGGCAGGTGAAAGGTCCGCGTTCGGAGCTATACGAGGCGCTGGAGACGGCCACGGGGGCGCAGGACGCGCCGCTGTCGGTGGTCATCTCGACACAGGCGCCCACCGACGCGGACCTTCTGTCCCTGCTGATCGATGATGCGAAGACAGGGGCGGACCCGCGCACGGTGCTTTCGCTCTACACGGCGGACGTGGAGGCGGACCCATTCTCGGACGAGGCGATCCGGGCGGCCAACCCGGCGTTCGGGGACTTCCAGAACGCGGACGAAACGCGTGGCATGGCTGAGATTGCGCGTCGTATGCCTAGCAAGGAGGCGGAGTTCCGCAACCTGATCCTCAACCAGCGGGTGGACATGAACAACCCGTTCGTCTCGCAATCCGTCTGGGCGGCGTGTGGGGGCGAACCGGAGCCGCTGGACGGGCTGCCGGTCTACTGTGGTCTCGACCTTTCGGAAGTGCAGGACTTAACCGCCTTCGTTGCCGTGGGGATGGAAGGCGCGGCGATGCACGTCCACCCAACGTTCTGGCTGCCGTCAAAGGGGCTGGTGGAGAAGGCCCGGCAAGACCGGGTGCCCTATGACCTGTGGCGGGAGCAAGGGCACCTGCGGACCTGCCCCGGCCCGACCGTGAATTACGAGTTCGTCGCCGGGTTCCTGGCGGATTTCATCGCCGTGCATGACGTGCGGAAGATCGCCTTTGACCGCTGGAACTTCCGGCACCTTCGGCCGTGGCTGGTCAAGGCGGGGCTGCCCGAGGACCGGATCGACGCGATATTCGAGCCGTTCGGGCAGGGCTACCAGAGCATGTCGCCGGCCCTGCGCGATCTGGAGGGCGCGGTGCTGAACAAGCATATCCGGCACGGGATGCACCCGGTTCTGGAAACCTGCGCGCGGAACGCGACGGTGCAGCAAGATCCGGCGGGCAACCGGAAGTTGTCGAAGTCAAAGAGCCACGGCCGAATTGACGGGATGGTGGCGCTGGCGATGGCGGCGGGCGTGGTTCCGGCGGAAGAGGTTGAACAGCCCTCGGTCTACGAGACGCGCGGTGCGCTGATAATCTGAAGGGTCTGGCATGGGATTGATGAACTGGCTGCGGGGCGGCCCCCAAGCGGCTACGCAGTCGGCTGATCCCGGCAGGGTGGTGACGACTAAGGAGCTGGCAGACGCGATCCGGGTGGGCTACGCGGGCACCGCTTCCGGCGCTTCCGTCACCTCTGAGAGTGCAATGCGGGTGGCGGCGGTCTACGCCTGCGTTCGGATCATCTCGGGCGCGGTGGCGAACCTGCCGCTGGATGTAAAGCGCCGGGTGGCGAACGATACCCGCGTTGACGCGGAGGACTTGGAGCTATGGCGCGTTCTGCGCCGCCGACCGAATAGCTGGCAGACGCCGTCGCAGTTCCGCCGGCAGATGCAGGCAAGCGTTCTGCTGAAGGGTAACGCCTACGCCATCATCGCCAAGACGCGCGGGCGCGTGGTGGGGCTGGTCCCGCTGGACGCCGACCGAATGCAGGTAAGCCAGGGCGACAGCGGCGACATCTTCTATCGGTACACCCGGCGCGACGGCGGCGCGGTGGATCTCGCGCAGGACGAGGTTTTTCATCTTGTCGGGCTGACGCTGGATGGCGTTACGGGCGTGTCCCCGATCACCTACGCCCGCGAAACCATCGGCCTGAGCATGGTGCAGGAGACGCACGGGGCCACGACCTTCAAGAACTCGGCCCGGCCCAGCATGGTGCTGAAGCACCCCGGCAAGCTGGGCAAGGAGGGGCAGGAGTTCCTTCGCTCCAGCCTCGACGCCTACCGCGCCGGCGGCGAAAGCGAAGGCAAGGCGCTGATCCTGGAAGAGGGCATGGAAGCCTCGCCGCTCGCGATGACGGCAGAGGACGCGCAGTGGATCGAGAGCCGGAAGATGTCGCGTTCGGACATCACCATGTTCTTCGGCGTCCCGCCGCACATGATCGGCGACACCGAGAAAAGCACCTCGTGGGGGTCCGGGATTGAACAGCAATCCATCGGCTTCGCGACCTACACGCTAGAGGACCACCTGACGACCTGGGAAGAGACGATCAACCGCGACCTGATCCCGGAAACGCAGCGGGACGTTTACGCGCGGTTCAACCGGGCTGCGCTGGTGCGTGGCGACATCAAAGCCCGTTGGGACGCCTACACGCGCGGTCTCCAGTGGGGCGTGATTTCCCCCGACGAGGTGCGGGCGCTGGAGGACATGAACCCCCGCCCGGACGGCGACGGCGGACAATACTACTCGCCACCCAACACGGCAGGCGACAACGGAGGTGATGAGGATGACGCTTCGCGCGATCCCAGAAATGAAGCCGGTTAGGCTGCCGGAGGCTTTCGCCTTCGAGGCTGACGCCGAAGCCCTCGACCGCTGGGACAGCGGCGTGAAAGCCGCTATCGAAGATGAAGGCACGATCTCGATTCTCGACGTGATCGGCGAGGATGCGTGGACTGGCGGGGGCGTCACCTCCAAGCGGGTCGCGGCGGCGCTGCGGTCCATCGGAGACCGTGACGTTGTGGTGGACCTCAACAGCCCCGGCGGCGACTTCTTCGAGGGCGTGGCGATCTACAACATGCTGCGGGCGCACCCCCGGCGGGTGACGGTTCGGGTTCTGGGGCTGGCTGCCTCGGCCGCCTCGGTGATCGCCATGGCTGGCGACGAGCTGCTGATCGGCAAGGCCGGCTTCCTCATGGTTCACAACGCCTGGGTGGTCGCCATTGGCAACCGGCATGACATGCGGCTTGCGGCCGAGACCCTTGAACCCTTCGATGAAGCGATGGCGGCCGTCTACGCCGACCGCGCCGGGGTGGAGCAGAAGGTCGCCGCGCGCTGGATGGACGAAGAGACATGGTTCAACGGCGAGCGCGCCGTGAGCGAGGGGCTGGCCGATGCGTTTCTGCCGGCCGACGCCACCGCAACCGAGACGACCGAGGCGCGGCCCGTAGCCGCCGCCACGAAACGGGCCGAGGCGCTTTTCGCCAAGGCCGGACTTTCCCGCGAACAGCGCCGTAGCCTGATCGGGGAACTGAAGGCGGGTCACGCCGTAGCTGACCCGCAAAGCCCTGCCGTAGCGGGCGACGATTGGATGACTGCCGCCGCGCAGCTCATCGAAACCATTCGGTCATAAGGAGGTATCCATGACCAAGCACTTCCTCGCGCCCAAGGCGCGCGGGATCGTTGCCGTCCGCGCGGACATGAGCGATCCCAAGGCGATCCTCGCCGAACTGAAAAAGACTTTCGAGGACTTCAAGGCGGAGTACGACCAGGAACTCGGCGACCTGAAAAAGGGCATGGGCGATGTGGTCCAGTCCGAGAAGGTGGACCGGATCAACGCCGAGATCACCGATCTGACGAAGGCGCTGGACGACGTAAACGCCACCATGGCCGCGCTGAAGGCCGGCGGCGCCACCGGCAACGCCGCCGATCCGGCGAAGCGTGAGCATTCGGAGACCTTCGCCAAGTGGTTCCGCAAGGGCGAGCGCGCTATCGACGCCGACCTTCACGACCTGGAGGTGAAAGCCTCTCTGACCACGCAATCCGACCCGGACGGCGGCTATCTGGTCCCCGAGGAAATGGCTTCGACCATCGACCGGGTGGTGGGCACCGTCTCGGTGATGCGCGATCTGGCGACTGTCATGTCCATCGGCACCGACACCTACAAGAAGCTGGTGAACATGGGCGGGGCTGGCTCCGGCTGGGTCGGCGAAGAAGAAGCGCGGACGGAAACCGATGCGCCGACCCTTCGCGAGCTGGTCTTCAACGCGATGGAACTCTACGCCAACCCGGCGACGACCCAGCGCGCGCTTGATGATGCCCGCCTGGACATCGCCAACTGGCTCGCCAACGAGGTTTCGACCGAGTTCGCGGAACAGGAGGGCACGGCCTTCATCAGCGGTAGCGGCGTGGATCGCCCGCGCGGCATCCTCGGCTACGATACCGTTGCCAACGCCTCCTATGCCTGGGGCAAGCTGGGCTTCATCGTGTCGGGCAAGGCGGACGGCTTCCTTGCGCCGACCACCTCGGCCAGCCCGGCTGACGCGATGATCGACACCTACTATGCGCTGAAGCAGCAGTACCGCAACGGGGCTACTTGGCTGATGTCGGATGCCACGATGGGCACC